CACACTTCTGAACATCTACCATGCGAACGACAGCTTAAACGGCATACATGACACATTCGCGGCTGACGAAATCGTACATCTGCGTAACTTTTCACTTGACGGCGGCAGAACTGGAGCCAGCACCATAGCTTATGCCGGGCGTGTGCTGCAAATCGGCATGAAGACCGACGAACTTCAGATAGACAACTTCAAACCCGGCAGCACCACGCGCGGCTTCATCAGCGGCGACAACACCGTGACGCAGGGCTTTGGCCAGCTGCAAGACGACCAGCTGGAAAAAGTCAGTGAGCGCGTGGAATCAGAGTTAGGCAGCGGAAAGCGCATCTTTCAGCTACCCGGCGTTATGCGCTTTAACCAGCTGGCACTGTCACCAGCAGACTTGCAGCTGTTAGACAGCAAGAAATTCAACGTACTGGAAATATGCCGCTTCTTTGGAGTACACCCGGACAAAGTGTTTGCACAGACCAGCACGAACTACAAAGCCAGCGAGAACAGCCAAACCGTGTATATGACTGACACGCTGGCACCACTGCTTAGAAAAATAGAAAACGAGTTTGAAGTAAAGCTGATAAGCCGGAGCGTGGCCAGTCACTACAAAATCAAATTCAATTTGGAAGACTACTATCAAAGCGACGTGCTGGCAGAAGCCGACTATTTCACGAAAATGGTGCAGGCAGGCGGCATGACACCGAATGAAGTACGACTGCGTAAGGGCCGCGCGCCGCTACCGGGTGGAAACGACCTCTTTATAAGCTGCAACGTGGCACCAGCCAACAGTGAGAAGATACACGGCACCAGTCAGCAGCAGAACCAGCCAAACGACACCGAGGGGGCAAAAACAGAATAAGCACAAGTAATTATAAAGCAAAGCGAAAAAATGAGTAAGCAAAGAAAACTTATCCGCGCTTTTGAGGGCGAGAACTACCAGCCGCGCGCCGTAGAGGGCAGCAGACGCATAGAGGGCTACGCAGTAGTCTTCAATCAGCGCAGTGTGCTGGTGACAGACTGGAACATTTGGAAGCGCGTAATAGAAGTTATCAGCCCGTCGGCCATCACTGACGACCTGCTGAAGCGTAGCGACATCATAGCCACCGTGGAGCATGACAGCCGCCGTCTGCTGGCGCGCAGCTTGAATGGCAAAGGAACGCTGACGCTATCCATAGACAGCGTGGGCTTAAAGTATGCGTTTGACGCGCCGGACACCGTAGACGGAAACTTTGTGTATGAGCATGTGAAGCGCGGAAACATCACTGGCAGCAGCTTTATGTATGTGAACACAGACGACGAAACGAATGTGACATACACCAAGGAGAAAGACGAGAACGGCAAAGAACAAATCATAAGAACCGTACACACCATAGACAAGCTACTGGACGTGGCCGTAGTCATGCGGCCTGCATATCCGGCCAGCAGTGTTGAGGCCCGCGCCGAAGAAATGCAAGAACTGGAAGCAGCCATAAAGCGCGCGCTGGGCGAGGCTGACGAAACCGACCCGGACGACAACGACGACGAAGACGACGAGAGCCGGGAAGAAAAATACTGGCGCAGCATGGAACTGGTAAACGCCGGGCTGAAAGAAGCACTGGAAATAGAGTTAAGACACTAAATTTTTATTTCACCAACTTTATAAAGTTAAGACTATGCCAAAAAAGAAAATGAGCGCGGAAACACGCGCAAAGCAGAAGAATTTGCGCAGCCAGCTTGACGCAAACAAGCTGAAAATGCAGCAAATCAGTGACAAACTGGTAGCCGAGAAACGCGGGCTGACCGAAGATGAAACCACCGAAATGCGGAATCTTCGCAACGCGAACCAGCAGCTTGCAGTACAGCTTGACATACTGGAAACGCCCGACTACGAACCCGTGCAGGAGCGCGCAGACCGTGAGCAGGCCACAGCCGAAATTCTTGTAGCCATGCGCTCGAACCGTGGACTGCCTGACAAGTACGCCTATCTGCGGGCCACGGAAGACCCTAACTGCATGATTATTCCGACCAGTGACCAAGAGGCAGACCGCATTGTGGCCCGTGCTGCTGGTGACATTCAGACGTTGAACTCTGTCACGCCTATTGTGCCTATCACCATGCACGACATCATCGGCCCGCTGTCACACCTGCTTATCTACGACAAAGTGGGCCTGCGTATGCAGAACGGTATCGAGGGCCAGTGGAATTTCCCGGTAGTCAGCGGAGTTGAGGCCACATTCTTAGGCGAGAATGTGGAAGTGACCGACAGCAAGCTGGACTTCAGCAAAATTACGCCGGAGCCAAAGCGTTATTCCATCAGTATTCCCGTGTCGAATTTGGCCATGATTCAAGCCACTGGCCTGCGCAGTATCGTTATCACGTCTATTTCTACTGGCGTGGCGAATCTGATTAACAAAATCACATTCAGCACTTCGCAGGTAGGGCAGGCCGCTACATTCCCCACTGGCCCGTTTGTGGGTGCAGCATCCATCAACGCAGCCGCCAAGACATTCAGCTTTGCCGAGGCCGTGGCACTGAAGTATAGCGTTATCGGCAAAGGCGTTTTGGGTGCCGAATTTGGCTGCTACGTCTGTACGCCGGAAACCTACGCAGAACTGGCCACCACGCCGCGCGACGCTGGCAGCGGCCTTATGATATTGCAGGACGGCAAGATAGACGGCACACCCGTCTTCTACACCACTGACTTCGACGCTGACAAGCTGGGCTTTGGTATCTTCAGCTATGACGTGTGCGGCTTCTTTGGCCAGCAGCGTTTAGGCTTCGACAGCACCAGCAAAGAAGCTATGAAGCGTGATATGACGTGGTTTGTGCTGAATGGCCACATGGACTTGAAAGCACTGCGGCAGGAAGCATTTGCTTACATCAAGAAGAAGACCACATAAGCTGGGATAGCGTGGAAGATACCCGTATTTTCTTTCTATCAGCAGGCGGCTGGCTGGCACGTTGAGGCTGGCCAGCCGTTTCACTTAAAGACATACGACATGGCAACATTTGCAACACTGGAAGAAATAAAGCGTCAGTGCAACGTAGAGCACAACGACGACGACAAAATACTGTGTGACCATTTGGACGCGGCAGAAGCATGGGTGGAAAAGACCGTGCAGCAGCCGTTATTAGATATAGCAAAGGCCCACAACGGCCAACTGCCAAAGACACTGAAGCAGGCTATACTTATCTATGCCGCCGGGCTGTATGCAAACCGGGAACCAGTGGCTTTCAGCGGCCAGCCTACGCCAATAATGTATAATCTTATGTCACTGATAACGCCATACATCAAATACAGATAGAACTATGCGCGCCGGACTATTAGACGAATTTTGCACTGTTTACAGCGAACAGCAGACGCAGACAGACAGCGGCTTTGTGAAGCGTGGAAACGTGCTGCTGGCGCGTGTGCGCTGCCACCGTATCAATAAGCGGGAGAAAGCCGCCGTGTCAGCTGGGGAAGAACAGCTGCAAGGAATAGTGACGCTGCAACTACGTGACGACAAGCGGCTGCAAGGTGCCACCAGCTTTAGCTACGACGGCGAGGACTACAAGATAACGCAAACCATCAGACAGCGGCGTGACAAGTCGCTGGAACTGACGGGCCAGCAGATACAAAAATAACCATGGGAAGACTGACAGAATACTTTGGCAACGGAAAAACTGCTGGCAGCACTGGCGGCGGCATAAGCAACGAAATAGAAGTAACATACACTGGCGTAGAACACTTAGACAGAGTGCTGGGCCAGCTGCAACACATAGAGCGCGAAAGGGCCGTGCAAAGCGGGCTACGTGCTGGCGGTGCGTACTTAGTGAAGCAAGGCCGCAAACGCCTACGTGCCGGACTGAAGAAAGACAAAGCGCATCAGCGACGCGAAACTGGCAGACAGCCCGGCAATCTGCTGAAGTCATTCACAACGAAGCTGAAGCGCAGCAACATGGGCGCGCTGGTAGGCTTCAGACGGCCATTAGGTGCGCACAGCCACTTAGTAGACTTAGGCACCGGGGAGCGTGAAACGCACAGCGGGCAAAGCCGTGGCAAAATGCCATCGCTACGCTACTGGAGCGAAACGCGCGAACAAGATACTGGCACAGCTTTGGGCTATGTCATAGAGGGTATAGAAAAAGCCGCCATGCGCATTATGCGCTGACACCGAGGGGGCAGAACTGGCAGAACTGGCAGTAATATAAAACAGACATCATGGCAAAGTCGAACATAAGAGCAGGCGCAGTGATACGTGACGCGCTACTACAGAATGAAGCACTGACGGCAATAGTGGGCCAGCGCATCTTTCCTTTGCGCTGTCCGAAAGGCACCACTGGCAGCTACGTGTTATATGGCCGTGACGGCTACCGTGCTGAAAAAACGCAGACGGGCAACATCGAAAACGTGGCCGAAGTGCTGGTAAACTGCTACAGCACCGACTATGACGAAACACTGGATATGGCAGAAGCCGTAGAAAAGACCGTGCGCGACATGGCAAACAACGGCGTGGCTATCTACATAGACGACTGCGTGGAAGACGTGGCCGCAGAGTTTAAGGACACTGGCGAGGCCGTCTTAGTGCAGGCTTTTACACTGACATTCGGAACACTTCAAAAATAACAGTATTAACAATTAAAATTTTTGCATCATGGCAGGAACAACGGGCGCATTTAACAGCGCAGCAGACATTTTGCAGGGCCAAATGCTGATTTATGTAGACGACGCGCTTTTTGCGTTTTCTACCAGCTGCGAACTGGCACTGAACACGAACATGGTAGACACCAGCAATCAGCTGGACGGCAGCTGGGAAAGCAGTCTGCCCGGAAAGAAAGGCTGGACGCTTAACGGCCAGTCATTCATCACGAAGAAATCTGGCGGCATTAGTGCCGACGGGCTTGTGAAGAATCAGATAGAGGGCAAAACGCTGACTATTTGGTTTGGCAAGTGTACCATCACGGACACAGACGACGGAGGCGTGACCGTGACAAAGGACACCAGCGTAGCCAGCTACACGGGCAAAGCGCACATCACTGGCAGCACCGTGACCAGCGAGGCCGGAAACCTCATCAAATTTCAGTGCAACATGCAGGGAACTGGCGCGCTGAAGCAGACCGCCGGAGCCGGAGCATAGACGTGTAGTTTGCCATAATCATAGTTTTTAGGTTTAATGAGGGAGCCAGCCGGGCAAACTGGCTGGCTTCTTTCTTCATTTGTATGCTAACGATAGAAAACGTAATACAGTGGGAGCAGCTGACGCACAAGCGGCTGCAAGACTTTGACGGCGGCAGCGTGGACGACATGACCGCGCTGGGCTATGTGCAGTATGCTGACAGATACAAATACACGCTGGCAGAATACCGCGACGCGCTGCTGTCAGCACCAAACACGAAAGCACTTGAAAGCGTGGCCCGGCGCGCCGCGCTTGACTTCAAATATATAGAACAATTCACTGCTGCTGTTGAGGCTGACAAGAAAGACGGCCAGCAGGCTAACGACGAATCAGTGACAGAGATTTGCGGCCAGCTTATCACTGGCGGCATAGACGGCACGTTTCTTCTATCACGCGGACTGGAAGATTTGCGCTGGCTGTCACAAGCTGCTTTGAACCACCAGCAGCGTGTCATGGAGAACAGCCGCTTTTGGGCCTACTTGCAGTTATCGCCGTACATAGACAAGAACAAGGCCAAGAACGCCAAAGAATTTCTACCGTTTGAATGGGAATCGCCGTTAGACAGCGACCACATCACAGAACTGGAACAGAAGATAGCAGCAGCACTATTCAAGGAATAAACAGCACGTATATATGGCAAAGCTAAATTTTTCTATCGCGCTTAACTTGCTGACGCAGGGAATCAAGCACGGAGTGACAGAAGTAGAGGGCTATTTTAAGAAGC